AACGATCTGGGTCCAGAACGAGGCTGTTGATTTTCTCAACGGCAAATGCACCAGCATCGACCTAGGCGATAACTTCGAGGCGCTCATTCTTGGCGCTGATGGAGTGTGCCGGTCGATGGAAGGCAGGGGACGCATAGCTATCGTTCCGACGCCTGCTGTGGCTGGCAGTGGTGGTGCATATGCGCTGGCTGCCATGAAGCTTGGCAAGGGGCCGCTGGAAGCCGTTTGCCTAGCATCGGATTTGGATACCGGAACAGGCGGTCAAATTGTTTCCATGACACCGGACGGCGCCAGCATAGGGGGGTGAGATGATGGAGATACCCAACTGGTTTCAGGCCGACAAAGACCGCATCGTCTACCTGAACTACTTATCGCGGCGGCATGTTCGCAATCAAGAATGGCTTGAGGGGTTTTTGGGAGGTGGGGAATAATGGTAGTTAGGGCGGTAAAGCCGGATCGGAAGGTAACTGATACCGAAGGTGCGCTTTTGCGCATTGCTCGTCACGCTGCTGAATCGATGGAGCCTTTACCTAAGACTGACGATCTCTCTGCAATGATCGGCGTGTCAAACGGCGGGACAATATCAGAGATGTTCCATCGGCTGCATGATATGGGTGAGCTGGAGCTAATCAGCTATCAGCGCGGCAGGCGTGTATGCTTCCCTGATGGCCTATGCACCGCCCTACCGCTTAACACCGCACCACACTGGCGAGACAGGCCAAAGCAAACGCCGTCAGTCTCAATCGAAACGGTAAGGGTAAGGCACCCTGAAATATCCGCCCAGATAATCACATGGGCTTCAAAGCGTGGCGTTGCTCTTTGCGATGCTATCGCTGATCTGGTATATGTTGGATGGCAAGTGGAGAAAGAACGTGGGTAGTAGAGCGGTATTAGAACAAGCCGGGTTCTCCGTCGAAGTGCGCAATTTAGGTAAGCAATCTGTCGGGTATGAATATCACATAATCGCGCGGAGCGGTGAATTTCAAAAGCCTATTGAGGCTTTCGCGACTTTCGCGACTTTCGCGTCATCCGATGCACATGATCTGGAGCCATTCTACAAAGCGATACTTGATGCAGCGGAGAAAGAACGTGGCTGATGTGGGACGCCCGACGAAATATAAACCGGCCTATGTGAATGAGGTTATCACGCATATGAGCGAGGGCGCGAGCCTCACGAGTTTTGCGGGCGAAATAGGCGTGGCGCGCTCCACCATCAATGAATGGATCGCGACGCAGCCAGAATTTTCGGAAGCCGTCAATGTCGCGAAGGCAAAATGCGCGTCTTGGTGGGAGAAAGTGAACCGCAGTATCGCCGTTGCTGGCGGCGGCACTGGCTCCGCTCAAGCCTGCGCGCTCGGTCTAAAGAACATGGCCCGCGAAGATTGGGTAGAACGCTCTGAGGTTGATGTTAACATCAACGATCTCGCCTCTGCAATAGAGGAAGGACGCAAGCGCGCTCATGGCATCGAAGGTTGAGCCATATGAAATCACGCTGGCAAAGGACATCGGCAGTTTTGCCAATGATCCTGAGAAACATGCGCTGTACGCCTATCCGTGGGGTAAGGGTGATTTAGAGAGTGCGGGAGGCCCGCGAGAATGGCAACGCTGGATGATGGGCGTCATCAAGTCGCACCTATCCAATCCTGAGACGCGCTTTCAGCCATGTCGCATCGCCGTCGCATCTGGGCATGGTATCGGAAAATCTGCTGGCATCAGCATGATTGTCAAATGGGCGCTCGATACCTGCGTTGATACGCGCATCGTCACAACCGCGAACACCGAAAGCCAGTTGCTCACGAAGACCAGCCCTGAGATTGGCAAGTGGGCGCGCCTCGCGATAACCTCGGATTGGTTCAAGCCCACTGCAACGGCGCTCATATCCACCATGAAGGGGCGCGAGAAGTCGTGGCGCGCTGATCTGGTTACATGGTCCGCAAACAATACTGAGGCGTTCGCTGGCCTGCATAATCAGGGCAAGCGCATCGTCCTGATATTCGATGAGGCGTCGGGCATCGATCACAAGGTTTGGGAAGTCGCCCTTGGGGCGCTGACAGACGAATACACAGAGATCATCTGGCTCGCATTCGGCAACCCAACGCAAAACACTGGCGCGTTCCGGGAGTGCTTCGGCAAGAGCCGCGCGCTTTGGCACACTCGCCAGATTGACAGCCGCACGGTTGAAGGCACCAACAAGGCATATCTCGATGAACTGGTCCGCACCTATGGGCTTGACAGCGACATCGTGAAGGTCCGCGTGTTGGGGCAGTTCCCGTCCGCGTCATCCATGCAGTTTATCGCCTCTGGCTTGGTCGAAGAAGCGCAGCAGCGGGTGTCTGCCAGCATATCGTCTGATCCTTTGGTGTTTGGCGTGGATATTGCCCGCTTTGGTGATGACCATTCCACGTTGGCGATCCGCTGTGGTCGTGATGCGAAGTCTCGCCCATGGAAGCGTTGGCATGGGGTGGACACGATGACCGTCGCTGGTGACGTGGCACTAGAGGCGCAAAAATGGCATCCTGACGCGATCTTCGTGGACGTTGGCGCGATGGGTGCTGGCGTGATCGACCGCCTGCGCCAGTTAGGGGTGGAGAATGTTTTCGAGGTGAACTTCGGCAGCAAAGGGCGTGACGCTGATTGGGCCGCTGGTGTTCGCATCAAGACGGCGAACAAGCGCGCTGAGATGTGGTCATCCATGCGGGCGTGGCTGGAGTATGGGGCTATCCCTGATGAGCAGCAGCTATTTGATGATCTGACCGGCGTAGAATATGGGTATGATGCTGAGCAGCGGATATTGCTCGAAAAGAAAGAGCATATGCGCTCGCGTGGCCTATCATCGCCTGACGATGCTGACGCGCTGGCGCTGACGTTCGCTGAGATGGTCGCGCCGCGTGATGTACCGAACTATCTCAATCCTGAGAACTACGGCACGAATACGGATAGATATGGGGAGTTAGATTGATGGATATTCCGCTCATGGAAGCGATGCTTTGTTATAACACAATAAGGACTCGTGACCCCGACGAGGGTTGGGTGAAAGTGATTAAACACCCTGCGAGACTAAATGGGCATATATGGGAAGATGAGCCATATCTTATGACGGTGGGGGCATGTTTCTCATATTGGAGAAAGCGCGATGATATAGGCCGAAAACTTCAATTAATGATAGAAGTCTGGCACGCAGTAGCGTTCTATGGCGTTCCTCCCGATGAACTCCACAATGCTCTACTCGTCATTCCTGAATATAGAACCATGCTGGCTGATGATTGCCTACCCTCGCAGTTTCATTACGAGCGTGTATGACCCGCCCCGACTTCCTCACATGGGTCAACGCCACCTATGGCAATCCTGACCGGCACTGGATCAGGCGCAATGAACCGGCGCTGCGTAAGGCTTATGACAGCGGGTTGCAGCCAAGGCCAAGCAAGCCCACGCCTGAGCGCAGGGTGTATGATCGATACAGCGAACTATAGCCGTCGATTCAACCCATAAACCCTAACCCCTAGTCCTGTCCCTGCATTTGCAGGAGATAGGCTTTGTGCACCAGCACACCAGACGTACCTAGCGTTCCCGAGCGGCAGCAGATGAAGCTGCCCGATCAAGGCTCCAGCGCATTTTCCGACAAGGATAGTCGCCGCCGTCGCCGTGCGATGATTGCGGGCCTTGTCACCTCGCCATCTGGCGCGATGGGTACGGCTAACACCTCGGCCACGTCGAACACACTGGGCTGATGGCCTCCATTCGCCAGAAATGTGAAACGCGCCTCAAGGGGATGCAATCCATCCGTCTCGATTATGAGCCGGACTGGAAAGATATTGCCCGCTTTGCGATGCCTGCCCGCTCGCGATTCCTCAATTCAGACACGAACAAGAACCGACGCCAGCGCAACGGTAAGCTGATGGATGAGCATGGTATTGCCTCCTACCGGACGCTTGCCAACGGCATGACATCAGGCCTGTCGTCGCCGTCTCGACCTTGGTTACGCCTTGCTACCTATGACGATGCGCAGATGGATGAGCAGGATGTTAAAATCTGGCTCTCCGAAGTGGAGCGCAGGATCGGCGCTTTCATGGCGCAGACCAATTTCTATGGCGCTGCGAAGACCGGATACCATGAACTAGGTCTGTTCGGGACCGAGGCGGTCGTCATGCAGGAGCATCCTGAATACGGGATGGTCTGCCACGCTCTGACTGCTGGCGAATATTGGACAGCGATGGGTGATGGCATGGTGCCTGATACGCTCTATCGCCGCTGCCCCATGTCGATCCGGCAGGCTGTGCAGTCGTTCGGGGATGCCGTCTCCAAGGAGGTCATGAACGCCTATGACCGCTCCTGCTATGACGATGTTGTCGATGTGTTTCACGCCATCGAGCCTGACAGTAACTGGAAGCCCGGCGATCCGTTCTCGAAGCAATATTCCTCGGTCTATTGGGATGAGAAAGACGACCGCGACCGCACTTTGCGCGTCTCTGGCTATCACGACAAGCCGTTCTGGTGTGCTCGATGGGATACAACTGGCAGTGATGTCTACGGCTATTCCCCCGGCATGGAGGGGCTGGCGTCTCTTCGCGAATTGCAGCTTCAGGTCAAGCGCCGCAACGAGGCTATCGATCATCTGGTTAAGCCTGAGAAGATTGTTCCTCCCGGCCTACGTCTGACGGGGCAACCGGGTAATGTAGTCTCTGCCTCGCAAGTGGACAAGGATAGCGTCCTTGTTCCGTACCAGATGCCCTATCAGGCCGTACAGGCGATTGAATTGAGCATCGAGCGGCTAGAGCGTAAGATCGACGCCACCAGCTACGCCGAACTGTTCATGGCAATCACCAACATGCAGGGCATCCAGCCCCGCAACATGGAAGAGATTGCGTCCCGCAACGAGGAAAAGCTGACGCAGCTTGGCCCGACTATTGAGCGGGTGAATAACGAGAAACTGGAAGTCGCGGTGGACCGTGTGTTCGGCATCATGCTGCGTGGCAATATGCTGCCCGAGCCGCCTGAGGCTTTGCAGAATGCAGAGATCAAGATCGAGTTCATTTCGATCCTGACGCAGATGCAGCGCATGGTTGGCCTTGGTCAGATCGAACGCACTGTTTCGTTCATCGGCAACCTCGCGGGCGCTTCGCCTGATGCGCTCGACAAGCTCAACATTGATGAGATGATCGATGAATATGCGGAGCGGGCTGGAACGCCGCAGCGCGTGATCCGCTCGACGGGTGATGCGACTAAGCTCCGCAATGAGCGCGCACGCCAAGCCAACATGGCGAAAATGGCTGAGATGATGCCAGCCGTTCAACAGGGCGCGGATGCGGCTAGGCTGTTGTCTGAGACCGATGTCAACGGACAGCCCATGCTCGATACGCTGTTGGGTGCGGGATGAGCCAAGAGGAAGCCGATATGGCCGAGCTGCTGGCGCTTGCTCCGTTTCGCAGATTTCTCTTCCGGTCGATTCAAATGGCTGGGATATTGACCCCCGCAACCAATGGCACCGATGGGCGCAACCTCGACTTTGCTGAGGGGCGTAGGTCGCTGGGGTTCGACATACTTCGCGAAGTTGACGCTGGGCAACCAGCTTCCGCGCGCTCCCCTCATTCGATCCTGACTTTGATCGCCGCGCTTCGCGAGGGTGCACTCCAGCAACCACATTCGGAGAAGAAGAATGACCGATACAGTGACGTTACAGACTGACACGACCGCCGCGGTGGACACTGCAACCATTGACACGCCCGTAGTAGAAACGGCGGTCGATACTGTTGCTGTCGAAACGGACGGCGATGAAACCGCACTTGGCGGCAAGGTTGAAGAGAAAGCTGATGAGCCGCAGGTGGAAGCGCCTGTCGTGCCTGAAGCTTACGAACTTACCGCGCCGGAAGGTATGGACCTTGACGCTGATCTGGTCGCGGAAGCCGCGCCGATCTTCAAGGAAATGGGGCTGTCCAATGAGGCGGCTAACAAGCTCATGCCGATGGCTGGCAAGTTGGTCGAAAAGACTGTCTCCCGCCTGCAAGAGCAGATGATCGACGCGCAAAACGTCCAGCGCAAGGCGTGGCTGGATGGCGCAAAGGGTGCTGAGGATATCGGCGGCGCGAAGTGGGATGCAACCCTTCACGCTGCGGCTCGCGGCCTTGACGCACTTGGATACAAGGAGGGTAGCGAGTTCCGCGCCTTCCTGAACGAAACCGGCATCGGCAACCACCCTGACATGATCCGCATCGCGGCTCGGTTGGGGCAGTTGGTTGGCGAGGATGGTGACTTTGTTCGCGCTGATGCGGGGGCAGAAGTGAAGGTGCCGCTCGAAAAGCGGCTTTATCCCAATGACTAAGGAGTAAGCGAATGGCCGTTCTTGGCAATACCTATCTCCAGCTCATCGACATGATGAAGCGCGCTGATGAGCCGCTTTATGGTATTGTCGAAGCGTTGGCCCGTCTCAACCCGTTCATGAAGGACGCCAACGTCCTGAAGTGCAATATGGGTACGAAGCACAAATCGATTATCCGCACTGGCCTCCCCTCGGTTTCGTGGGGCGCACTCTATCAGGGTATCGCGCAGAGCAAGTCCACCACGGCGGAAGTCGAGGACACGACCGGCTTTGTCGAAGGTCTGTCGAGCGTCGATGAGCGCCTTCTGGCTCTCTATGGCGACAAGGCTTCGGCTGTCCGTATGTCGGAAGGAGCTGCATTCCTTGAAAGCATCGCGCAGACTGTAGAGAGCGGCATCTTCTACTCGAACGTCAACATCAACGGCAAGCAGTTCCACGGCCTCGCGCCGCGCTACAATACCCTTGCCAACGTCAATGTTGTGAGTGGCGGTGGCTCTGGCTCTGACAATGCCTCTGTCTGGTTTGTCACGCATGGCGATCAGCAGACCAGCGTCATCACGCCGGAGAATGTTCCTGCTGGTATTCAGCGCGAGGATATGGGACGCCAGCGCATTCTGGACGGTTCTTCTAATCCTTACTACGTGAAGGAAGAGAAGTTCACGCAGCATGTTGGCGTGACCGTGAAGGACTGGCGCTACAACGCGCGCGTCTGCAACATCGACGTGTCCGATCTGATTGCTGGTTCTACGGCGGTCAACCCCCTGCTGCGCAAGGCATACTACAAACTGCAAGGTCGCCGCGCGTACAAGGAAGACATGCCCGGCGAGTTCAATCCCGGAAACACTGTGATCTATATGAACAAGACTGTTCTCGAAGCGCTCGACGCCGAAGGAACTAACGGTCGCGGTGGCTCCACGGACAACTTTGTCCGCCTAAAGCCGATGGAGATTGCTGGCGAGGAAGTTCAGTCGTGGCGCGGCATTCCTATCCGCGAGACGGACGCACTCCTCAACACCGAAGCCGCTGTGGCTTAAGGAGATAGTGACATGATTTTCGATAACACTCTACTCTTCAGCGACGGTCAGGCTATCACCGCAACCGCCGCTTCCACCAATGTTGTTGATCTCGGCGCGACCGGTACGACTTGGGCAGGACAGACGCTTGGCCGTGATATTGGCAAGGGGAATAAAATCCCCCTGTCGATCACGATCACTGAGGCGTTCAACAACCTGACTAGCCTTACCATTGCGCTCCAGTCTGACGACAACAGCGGATTTTCCTCCGCAAAGGTCGTTGTGGATCAGGTGATCGTTCTGGCCGATCTTACTCTCGGTAAGCAGATCGATTTCCCTGACTACATCCCGCAAGGGGCGAACGAACGCTATCTGCGGTTTAACTACACCGTAACCGGCACCGCGCCCACCACTGGCAAGGTGACTGCTGGCGTGGTCGCTGCTCGTCAGACTGCATTCGTTGGAGGTGCTGGCTAATGGCTACCTATAAGGCACTCGAACGCGGCTATGTGGATGAGCATATCGTCGAGGAAGGCGAGATTTTCACCACGGACGCCAAGCCCGGCAAGTGGATGGAGGAAGTGGTCGAGGAAAAGAAGCCTCGCGCCGCCAAGCCGGAAGCCGCCGAATAATCAAAAGGGCCGGGGTTCGCTCCGGCCTTCCCCTCTTGAACAGGTGAATTATGGCTGATCGTCCTTTTGAAAGTCCCGTATCAATAGGGGTTTCTTACACAGCACTTCCTCTGACAAAAAGTGACGTGACTACATATGATCCGCCGTTGAGACAGGTTGATGTGATCGACGGCGGCACTGTTGTCATTGTTGATGGCAGGGGGACAAGTCGCACCCTTACATCGTTGCCCGCTGGTTATACAATCCGGTGCCTAGTCACTCAAGTTATGTCCACAGGCACAGCAGCGTCGAACTTTGTCGGCTATCCTTAATGGCGGTTCGCGTCGATGTCAGTCGGTTAAGCCTGCCCACAAATCGCGGGCAGGAAGCGCCAGGAGCGACATCAGGCTTAGCTCAGGACTCTACTTTTGCGCAGGTCATCAAGGCTGAAGATAGCGCGTCCGTATCGGGTGACAAGGGCATCCCTTTCCTTGCCCTGCGCTGGACTTCTGACGCGCCCACGACTGACGTAGATGGCGATTACACGTTCCTGAAACTGGACGAAGAGGGCCGTTTAAAGGTCTCTGCCAAGCCAGCCAGTTATCCCGATATTACGGGTGACATTACAGCGGTTCAGGCGACAATCGGGACACCAGTTGCGGGTGGCACGGTTGAGGGGGATACAAGCCGAGCCTCTAATGTTATGGCGTTTTGTACCGGAACTTTCTCTGCCGTGAATGTCACCTTTGAGGGTTCATTGGAATCAACCGGAAATACCAACTGGTTTGGCATCCAAGCGGTAAGATCAAACGCCAATACTATAGAGACGGCGACCGGCAACTTGTCTGCGCAGCCCGTTTATGGATGGGAAATGTCCGTTAACGCCTTGAAGCGGGTTCGGGTCCGCTGCACAGCGCGCACGTCTGGAACGCAATCGTGGCGCTTTGTGCAGGGGACTTATGCGACTGAGCCTATTCCTGCCGCACAAGTCAGTGCGACACAGCCTGTATCTGGCACGGTAACGGTCAACCCTGTTGTTCCTGCCACTCCGTATTTCCTCAACTCGGCGGCATCGACCAACGGCGCGCTGATTATTGCTGGAACGAGTGGATTGCAGGCATTCTATGCCACCAATGAGGGTGCGAGCGTTGCTTATGTGAAGCTCTACAACAATGCGACGGCTCCAACGGTTGGAACGGATGTGCCGGAAATGACCATTCCGATTCCTGCTGCTGTTGGCGGTGTTCCCGGTGTGTCGCCACCGCTCCCGTTCGGCTTCTCAGGCTTCCGTTTCGCTTTGGGTCTTGGGATCGCGATTACACGCAATGCGGTTTTTTCAGACACAACAGCAGTCGGCGCTGGTGAGGTTAAGGTCAAGCTTTCAAGAACCGTCTAGACTGTCGATTCAACCCTTCGCATGGGCGGTCTAGCCCCTCTGTATGGCGAGCCAACTGACCCTCTGCAACAATGCGCTGGCGGAAATAGCCGCCGATCCCATCAGTTCGATTGATGAAAACAGCATACAGGGGCGAGAGTGCGCCCGCCTTTTCCCGCAAATCATCCAAGAGTTTCTAACATGGGCGGACTGGGATTACACGACTACCCGCGTGATCTTGGCTTTGCAAACCAATGACCGGTTGGGAGAGTGGCTTTATAAATACGCCTCCCCGTCGAATGTCGCGCAGGCACAAAGGGTTCTGCCAACATTCGACACGCAATTGGGGGCTATGCCGCAGGCTGGGCCTTTCACCGCGCCGATGATTGAGACAGTGGGGTGTTATCCCTTCCTGATCTCCGAAGGTTCTATCTATACCAATGTTCCTGACGCTGTGCTGGAATACACCTCAACCGAAGTACAGATAGGGCAGATTGGGGCGACGGAAGCGCGGGCAATCGAGCTTGAGCTTGCTTCCCGTCTCGCCATGCCAATCAAGAAGAGCCGTGAACTCAAGGGCGACCTCATCAAGCAGGCCGAGGTGGCGAAAGAGCGGGCTATCGCAGATTGCGAGAACCGCAACCCCAAGCAGCAGCCGAACTATATCAGCGCTGTCGAGTGGGCGCGTGCTGGTATGATCGACGGAGAATTGTGGGGTCCGGTCAGTGGCGTATAGAACCGGCCTTCCTAATTTCTCAAAAGGTGAACTGGCCCCAGAGATATGGGGGCGCTTTGATGTTGACGCCTATCAATCATCGGTGCGCAAGGCGCGCAACGTTCTCATTCTCAAATATGGCGGTCTTACCAAGCGTCCCGGCACAAGGCTGGTCGCGGAAGTTCTTGATGATAGCGAGCCTGCACGGCTTATTCCGTTCCAGTTTTCCCTGACGCAGACCTACGCGCTGGAATTGGGGCAGGGATACATGCGGGCGGCCTCGTCGGGTGGGTTGGTTCTGAATGAAGAGCTATTAATCACAGCGATAACCAATGCCGTGAACGCGCAGATCACAGCGGCATATCATGGCTATTCGGTGGGGCAGCAAGTCTATCTGAGCGGCGTAGCTGGAACGCTGGGTGACTTTCTCAATGGCCGCTTTGGCACTGTAGTTTCGGTGGTGGATACGAATAATTTCACCATAGATATAGACACGACCGGGAAGGGTGCTTTTACGTCTGCTACAGGGGGCACTGCACGTACAGGAGCGCCATCCCCTGATCCTACGCCGCCTGTCGTGCCGCCTGTCGTGCCGCCTCCTGATAGGCCGTCATTGGGCGGATTTGATTATGGCTGGTACGGGTTCTTCTGATGGGCGTCTCTCGCGTCGTCAATATCGGTTCGCCTTACAATGGCGAAGAACTCTCGGAGGTGGACTTCGAGCAGACAGCAGATACCATGTATCTGGCTCATATAGATCACCCTGTACAAAAGCTTGTTCGGGCCGCGCATGACGATTGGACATTCTCGGATTTAACTTTTGGCCCGCCAATATCAGCGCCGACGAGTTGCAGCGCGGTCGCCTCTGTACCGAATACGGATTCAGACAATGGTGGGAACGCCTATTTCCCGATCAATCAGACCTATTGCGTCACGGCTTTGGATGATGACGGGAAGGAAAGCCGGGCATCAAACACCGATAGCGTTGTGAACGACCTGACGCTCAAGCGGAACTATAATACGATTACATGGACAGGCTCTGCGGGGGCAGTGCGGTACAATATTTACAAGGCAGAAGAGAGCCAATTCTTCGGGTATATTGGCACGACCGATCAAACCACATTCACGGATAACAACATCGGTCCTGCGTTGGATAAAGCCCCTCCTGAGGCGTTTGATCCGTTTGGTAGTGCTGGAAATTATCCTTCAACGGTGACATTCTTTGAACAGCGCATGATCCTTGGGCGCACGAATAACAGCCCTAATGCGGTATGGGGTTCCCGATCTTCTGACTTTGAGAACTTTGACCGTTCGCAGCCATTGCGCGATGATGATAGCCTGAGTTTCGCCGTGGTTGCTGGGCGGGTGAATGCAGTCAATCAACTGGTATCTACAACCAGCCTACTTGCTCTTACCTCCGACAGCATCTTTCGTGTGGATGGTGATCCTAACGGGGGATATTTGACGGCGACACAGATCGCGGTTCGCCGCCAGATCGGTCGTGGTTGCTCCCGGCTCTCGCCTCTCGTGGTTGATAATGTAGTTTTCTACGCGCCATCGGTTGGGTCGAGTGTGCGGACGATCAATTACAGTTTTGAGATTGACGGGCTGAAATCTGACGATGTGTCTATCTTCTCCCCGCATTTCCTTGCGGGCTTCAACATTGTTTCATGGTGCTACGCGCAGGAGCCTCGTTCTGTCATCTGGGCAGTAAGGTCCGATGGTAAACTGCTGTGCTTTACATGGGAGCAGGCGCAACAGGTCTGGGGCTGGACACTGTGTGAGACGGACGGCGAATATCTTTCCTGCTGCGCTATCTCTGAAGGTGGTGAGGACCGGGTGTATTTCATCGTTCGCCGCACCATCAACGGCGTCACCAAGACATTTATCGAGCGTATGGCATCAGCCACATGGGATAGCGTTGCGGATAGCTGCTATCTCGATTGCGCTATTTCGTTCTCCTATGAGACGCCGCAGACGGTGTTCCGCAATCTCTGGCACCTTGAGGGCGCGACAGTGTGGGGCCTGATCGACGGACAGGTCATCAAGGATTTGGCTGTATCTGGCGGCGTTATCACGCTGCCGAGTACAGTCGCCCCTGCCAGCAAGGCAACATTCGGTATTCCTTACGATGTGGACATTCAGACAAACCCTGTTGTATTTCAGTCACAGGGGGTGGGTTCGAATGTGGGACGCAAGCAACAGGTTGGAGAGATAGTTCTCCATCTGCATGAAAGCCGGGGTGTACAGGTTGGCTCTGGCAAGGCTGACAGTTCCGAGCCTCTGACTTATGAGATCAAGCCGCGCGGGATGGAGGCCTGGGGTGATCCCGATGAACTTCTGACCGGCAAGTATCTTGCTGACAGCACGAATGTCGTCGCTGGTGAGGCATCGGTCTACGTTAAGCAGACTGATCCGCTACCGCTTACGTTGCTGGGGGTTTATCTTGATCCGATTGTCTCATCTTGAAATTGTCCCTGCGCGGCTGATCCATACCGGGCCTATCGCGGCTCGTATGCGGAATATCGACCGGCTCGAATGTGAGGCGATGGGTCATAGTGGGAAAAAGGCGCTGCGCAACGGACTGGCATTTTCCGACAAGGTATGGACGGCGCTCGTTGATGGAAAGCCGGAAGCGCTGTTCGGGGTGGTGGTAACAAGTGCGATAGAGCGTTCTGGAACGCCTTGGTTTCTTGGCACAGACCGGGTTTATCATCATGGGCGCGATCTTGTTCGCCTCGGTCCGTATTTTGTTAAGGAGTGTGTCGATTCAAGCCGCAATCTCTCGAACCTAGTGTCTGTCTACAACATGAAGGCGCTCCGACTTCTAAAGTGCTGGGGCTTTACCATCGGGGAAGACATTATCTTGGTTGCCGATATTCCCTTCAAACGCTTCTGGATGAACGGATAATGTGCGATCCAGTGACAATCAGCCTTGCAGCGGCTGCGGTGTCGATGGTGGGCACCGGCTTTACTGCGCTACAGGCGAGCCAGCAATCCAAGTATCAGGCCAAAGTCGCTGACCGCAACGCCGATCTGGCGAATGAAGCAGCACAACAGGAGCAGTCCAATACACGGCAAGAGGCTTTAGCGTTCTATCGCAAGCAGGCGGCGCTTAAGGGGCAGCAAAGGGCTGCTATGTCGGCTAATGGTATTGATGTGAATTTCGGCTCCGCTGCTGACGTGCAGGCTGATACCGAGATGCTGGGTCGTGAGGATGCGCGCCGCCTGTATGACCAAGGCGCGCAGCGTTCGCGCGGGTTCGAGATAGAGGCGTCCAATTTCGGGGGTGAGGCCAATGCGCAGCGTTCGGCGGCGACTGGGGCTTTGATTGGTGGCGCGTTCGACATGGCTGGCACTGCGCTGTCAACCGCAAAGCAGTTTGGCCCTGTCAACAATAAGGTTAAATAATGGCGCGCGTTGCAACATACGGCGCGCCGCAGGTTGGTACTGTGCAAACAACGGGTGCGCGCTTTCGTGCGGCGGATGTTGGCGCTGCGGGGGAGGCTTTTGGGAAAGGCCTTCAAGGGCTTGGTGCGCAGTTATCCGGCATAGCCGACGATCAGGCCAAGACGCGCGCTGATGACCTGCTGTTGCAGGCTGAAACCAAGTTCAAGGAAGTGCGTAACGGCTTTAAGGCCAAGAGCGGTCGTGATGCTGCCGATGCTGTTGGTGGCACTCAGGAGTCCATCGGGCGCATTTATGATGAAACCTTGGGTGCGGCGGACCCTATGGTGCGGAAATATGCCGAGCCTCGGTTAAAGCAATACCGCGCCCTGTACGATGGGGACGTGGGCAATCACGCAATTGAGCAAGAGAATGTCTATCAGGATCAGGTAGGTATATCTCGCATGAGCAACTTTGCGGAGAACGCGAAGATGTCATGGGATAAACCTGTTCTGCATACCCAATTCATTGAAAGCGGTAAGGAGCAGTTGCGCCAGAATTTGTCTCGGAAGGGTATGGGTGATCCTGAGATCATTAAAGCCGAGGAGCGTAAGTATATTACGGGCATTCGGCTTGGTGTGATCGATCAGTTATTGGCCGCCGACAGGCAGGATGACGCCATTGCCTATGGGGATGCACATGCCGATGAATTAACTGCGGATGGACAGGCTAATCTGGACAATCTCCTGAAGGCTCCCAAGCAGTTGCGCTTTGCCATTTCTGCCGCCGATAAAGTGTTTGGTGCTGAGACGGCCCCCAACACAAAGGCTGGCACTGGCCCCGCTTACTCGTCTGGCAGTTATTTCAAGCATGGTATTGTCCCTATCGAGGGCGGCACCGACAAGAATGGAGCCTTTCGCACCAGCCCCAAGGGCGCTATCGGCCCTGCGCAGGTTATGCCTGACACGGCTCCTGAGGCGGCAAGGCTCGCTGGGCTTCCTTATGATGAGCAGAAATACAAGACAGACCCTGCCTATAATCTGGCGCTAGGGCAGGCTTATTATAACCATCAACTTAAGACGTTCGGTGATCCGGTGAAGGCCGCTGCCGCCTACAATGCTGGCGCGGGCAGGGTTAATCAGGCTGTCGCCACAGCCAAGGAAAAGGGAGGTTCGTGGCAGGATCATGTCACGGCTGAGACAAAGAAATATGTCGCCAATTTCAAGAAGCGCATGGGTATTGCTGCGCCGGTTGATGGGGTGGATGAGGCTGATGTCTATTCGCGCCTCGATGCCGTAGCCGAGAATGAAGGATGGACGCCTGAACAAAAAAAGCTGGCGCAAGAGGAGATTGATCACAGGGTCAACCGGGTAACGCGCATCAAGGCTGCTGAGCAGAATGACGCTTATGACGCTGCCGTTTCCAAGGCTGTCGCGCTCGGCGACAATTTCACCGATGTTTCGCAAATAGGCTCGGCGTACAATCTGATGACGCCGCAACAGCAGATGACGATGACGAATATGGCGCAGGCGAACATCAAGGCCAAGGTGTCTGCGGAGGCCCCGAAGGCTTATGGCGATGTCTATAATGGTTTTAACAATATGTCGCTGTACACGCCGCAAGACTTTGTGAAAACGAACCTTGAGCCATACCGCAACCGCATGACGCCAGAGGAGTATTCAAGGCTGACAGCCGCGCAATCTCGCCTACTATCTGGCGGTGATGAGGTTAGCCGCAGGGCGTCAATCCTGAGTACGATCTCGTTCTACTCCAAGATCGACAAAGCCGATCTCGACCCCAAGGAAGAGCCTGAGAATTTCACGCGGGTATTCGATGAGATGGACACGTTCGTTAAGGATGTGACGGGAGGCAAGCGCAAGCCTACCGATGAAGAATTGAAGGCCGCATACCAGCGAGCGACGATGACCGTCATGGTCCCCGGCATGTTGTGGGGAACGAACGAAAAGCGCCGCTTCGAGGTGGAGCCGGGGCAGGAGTTCAAGGTCGAAATTCCTGATACCGTTCGTAATAAAATCATCTCTGCCGCCAAGGCGCGTGGGAGG